CTCCGGGAGCCGCGCCCGCACCCGCCGGCGAGGAGGCACCGGCGGGCGGGATCTGGATTAGGAGAGAGCGCCAGGCCCGACCAGCTTGGCCTTGACGGTCAGCACGCCGGCGCCGGCGGCGTCGACCGCGATGGCAGCGCCGAGAATGTCACCGCTGGCCGGGCTGGCCGCGGAGTCGTCGAAGTTGCCCTCGGAGGCATCCCACAGCAGCTTTTCCCCGGCGACCACCACCGCCGCGGACGCCTTGGGCAGGGTGTAGACGCCGGCCAGGGAAACCTCGCCCGAGGCGCCGTTGGCGATGTCCACGCAGGCCACGCCGATCGTGTGCGACATCACCACCGGGGCGCCAGCGGCCACCGCGGAGCCGGTCGCGTTCGCCCAGGTGATCACGTCACCCGGCTGAATGAAGTTCTTCATCGTCAAAGTCCTTTCGAAGTCGAAAAGCGCACGTCCGTCACAGCGGGCGCGCTCCGAAGCTGGCGGCGAACGTCGGCGAGTGCCGACTTCAGGTCAGATGCGGACTGGAACTGCACGTAGCGCTCGCCATGGCGGACAACCTGAACGCCGGAGGCAAGCGCCTTCTCCAGCGCCGCCTCCCGCTGCAAAAGCTCAGCAGTCGTCGCCATTACTGGCCCGCATCGGCGTACCAGCCGCGCCAGTCGAGGAAGGCGCAGCCGAAGTCATGGCGGACACGAAGCTGCACGCCGTCCACCTTGAAGCCGCCCCGCGTCTCGACCACCGGGGCGGCGTTGCCCTCCAGGTTCGCGACGACAAGGCCCTCGATGCCCTCGGCGATGAGATACCAGCGCTTCGCGCTCTTGGCGTCCAGTCGAGGATCGACGACGACGCGCAGGCCGGCGTAGGGGTTCACCTTGTCCGAGGTCACCGGCGAGTAAGCGGACGAGAAGAACTGTCCGCACTCATGCTCCAAGGCCGCCGGGATCAGCACCGCGCTCGGCTGCACGTCGATCAACTTGCCCGAGATGCCGGTTTGCTTGCGCATGGCCAACACGGCCGCGGCGATGTTGGTCAGCGGCGAGGCACCCGGCGACTTCAGGTTGCCGTGCCCCGTCGCGAACAGGCGGACGCCATCGGCCAGGAGCGGGCCGACACCGGCGGGACCGGCGAGGAGGTCGACGCAGAGGTCGGCCTCCATCTGACGAGCCGAAGTCGAAGCGATGGTGCCGATGCGCTGCAAGGCGCCCAGGTCGTCGTTGACCATCAACTGCCGGGTGTAGCCGAAGATCTTGCCGTAGGTGGCAACCTTGACGCTTTCGCCCTGCGCTTCGCCGATCGTGCCGCTCTTGAACTCGCCGGCCTCGTTCACCTGCTCCAGCGCGAGATGATCGCCGAACTGCAGAAAGGCCTTCGCCCGGAAGTCGGCAACGCTCACCGTCCGCGCCAGGCTGCGGACGCCGCTCGGCTGGGTCGCGTAGGCGGCCCTCAGCGTCTTGCCGACCACGTCGCCCATGATCAGCGGGAAGTCCGAGGTCGTGTGCAGCGCCCGGCTGATGATCGGATCGGCGGCGAAGGTCGTCATCCGGATGCCCGCATGGCGCAGGGCATCGGCGGCCAGGTCGCGGATGCTCATCCCCACGAACTGCCGGGCGCGGTCGCTCGGGGTGTGGGTCGGGTTGATCCGGGTCATGATCGCGTCGGCGTAGGCCGAGGCGCGCTCGGCCGGGTCCTCGTAGTCGCGAACCACCGTCACCGCCGGCCGGGTCTCGATCGACTGGCCACGCTCGACGAGCGCCGCCAGGGAGGCCTTGCGGGCATCCTCGACGCTGGCGCCGAGGGTGATCAGCGGCTCGGGGTCGGCGCCGCCCAACTGGCACAAGCGCCGGATCTCAAGGTCGACAGCGGAGCGATCCGCCGTTTCGGTCGTCTCAGTCTCGCTCATCGGCGAAGCTCCTCTGATGGTGGCGCCGGCATCGGCGCCGATGGGAACAAGGGAAAGTTCAAGCGGCTGCCAGCGGGTCGCGATTCGCACCCGCGTTCCGCTCTCGTTCGCGGCCGTCCACTGCGAAACGTGGTAGCCGACTGAAATTGAACGCAAAATGCCGGCGGCCACGTCGTCGAAGATGGTTTTGTGGCGCGGGCTGAAGCGAACGGTCGCGGTGCCCTGCCGGCCGTCAACCGCGGCATCGACGACGGCGCCAAGCACGTCGGCCGTGCCGCCCTGCCGGTGCCCGTCAAGCAAAGGCCCACCGACCAGGCGCGATAGGTCCACCGCCTCCGGGTCCATGCGCAGCCGCTCGAGGTAGGGCCCGACCTTGTCGCGCCTCTCGACATCGGCGCCGGTCGACCAAGTCACCTCGGCCGTCAGCGCAGCCGGGTCGGCCGACTGCGGCCGGAAATCAGCCCTGCGCGTGAGCATCGACCTTTCGCCCCCTTTCGTAGTCAAATCCATCGTCTGCTCGGCAGCCCGGGCACAGCCGGAACACCTGCCGCTCGCCGCGGATGATCTCGCCGAAATCGCCGCGGATCTCCGGGTTGATCTCGGTCTTGAACGGCCGGGCACACCGGCAGCAGCTCGCCTGCCGCTTGGGCAGGAGCGGCTCGATCCGGTATTTGCGCCACGACTCGTTCATGCCGTGGGCTCCACCGCAGGCCGCTCGGCGGCGATCTCGGCCTCGACCTGGTCCGGGTCCATGCCCCACTCGCGGATGATCTGACGTTTCGACTTGAAGCCGCTGGCGACGGCCGCCGCGTCCGCCTGAACATCCTTCAGCGGATCGACCCACTCCCAGGCGGGAGCGATCCACCGAACGCCATGGTCCACACCCACCGGCACCGCGCCGGCGAGCTCGGCAGTGGAGATGACGCGGCGCCATACAGGGTCGAGGAACTGCGGCCGGAGGGTATGCGCCCTGAACGCCTCGACGATGCGGCGGAACTCGATCAAGGCGACGCGGGCGGAACTGTAGTTGACGCCGGTCATGTCGCCGGACACCTGCTCGTAGGTCAGGCCCAGGCCCGCGGCGATGGCGTGAAGCTGTGTCGAGACGAAGGGCGCGAAGGTCTCGCCCCCGGCGGTCGGGTTGGAGAACTTGATGTCGCTGCCAGGCGGGAGAATGCGAAGCGTGCCCGGCTCCAGCCCCTGCGTGAGCACGGACGCATCCGCTGCGCCCTCAAGCATGCTGCCGTCCGCGTCCGTGAGGAAGCCGGCGAACATGCTCTCGATCTTCGCCTTCATCAGCGCGGCGTCGGCGAGCTCGTCCAGGTCGCGAAGGCGTAGGAGGACCGGGGCGAAGCGGGAGACGCCGCGCACCTGCCCGGGAACCAAGCTCTCGAAAGTGTGGACCACGTCCTCGGCAGGAACCCGGCTCGGCTCCAGCTGCGTGCTGCCCAAGGGATCGCCGGGAGCATGGCGGCTGACGTGGTAGGCGACTCGCCTGCCGATGCCGTCGAACTCGATGCCGGAGATGATCCGGCCACCGGCGCCAAGGTCGCGATGGAAGCCGGCGTCGATCTGCTGCGGGTCCAGGATCTCCAGCTGGAGCGGAACCGCCAGCCCGTCCTCGGGGCGGCGGGTGCGGAAGCGGATGAACGCCTCGCCGGCAACGAAGCCGGATCTGACGACGGCAGCCTGCAAGCCGTAGAAGTCGGTGCGCCCGGCGGCGTCACACTCGGCTGCCCAGGCGGCGACCACGTCGTCCACGGCGGCTCCGGCCGCGCTCTGCGGGCGAATGCCAGCGCCGATGACGTTGGCGGTCCAAGCCGATGCAGCGCGAGCCGCGTGCGGGTTGTTCAGGGCGGCGTGGGTTGCTCGGGCTCGGATGGAATGCTGCCCGGCGGCGAGAGACTGGTTGACGTTCGTCAGCCAGCCGGCACCCTCCCAACGTCGACCACCGGCCGCCGCCTCGAAAGAGCGGGTCCTGGGATGATTATCCTTGCGTGTGCGAAACGGCCACATGCGCAGGAAGATACTCCTGCGCCGCCCGGGCTACAAGGCGGAGTTGCGCTCTAACCACTTGGAACGAACCACCGATTGCCGCGCCTGAGCCGGAGCAACCTGCCGTAGCTCGTTCTCCCGGGTGTCCCACAACTTGGCGATGTTGGCGAAGGCGGCGAAGGCGTAGACGACGGCGTCCAAGGCCTCCGCCCGTGCCCCAGGCTTCCGCTCGAAGCGGCGCACCGGCTGGCCTCGGGTGTACCGGGTCACCCTCCGTTCGCTGGCCAGCTGCTCGTAGAAGGAAGGCTCCAGGGTGTCCGAGAATCGGATGGAGCGACCGCGGGCAAGGCGGTTGATCAGGCTCGCCTTGACTGTGTCCACGCCGATCAGGAACAGCCGGCCACCGCGGACCTTGGACTTGCTCGCCTGAATCGCAGGGCGGGAGCCGGCGACACCCTTGCCGGCCCAGATGCGACGGGACATCCGCGGGAAGCAGAAGGTGTAGACCCTATCCGGCATGTCGCCGCTGTCGATCACGCAGGCGTCAACGCCCACGGTGCCGCCCAGCGGGTGCGGCCAGCGGGTGCGCAGCAGCGCCTCCAGGTCGCGCCAGGTCAGATCATCGTCGGGGCTGCCCCACACGACGTGATGGGCCAGGATGAAGGCGACGTTGTCGCGGCCCCAGCCGATGAAGGTCGCCTCCAGGCGGTCGTCCTGAACGTCCACGCCGGCGGTCAGGTACAGCACTTCCTCGGGGATTGCGTCCAGGCTGAACGGCTCGCCACGGCCGGCGAGGTCGAGCTCGTTCACCTCCTCGGCCAGATCGGTCCAGGGCTCGGCCAAGATGGTGTTGATGAAGACGCGGAGGCTGTCGGTGTCGTCTTTGCTGGCCAGGAACTCGGTGGCCAGCTTGCCCCAGGCGGCGTTGGCAAGCGGCGACACCAGAGCGTTGATCTTGAACCCGGCGTGGCCTCGAACCTCGGGGGCGGTCGCTCGCCAGCGGCCAGCCGCCACCATCTCGCCCTTGTGCTTCTCGGGGATCAGCTCGGCGCAGTGCGGGCACCGATAGGCCGCATCCTCGGGCTTGCCCTCCGGCCATTCGATGTGGCGCCACAAAATCTCCTGGAAGGCGCCGCAGGCGGGACAGGGAACCTCGTAGATCCGCATGTCGGATGCGGCGTAGAGCCGACAAATGTTGCTGGTCTCGGCGTCGGTCGGGGTCGAGCCGCAGATGATCTTGCGGTCGCTGAAGCTCAGCGTCCTCCGCTCGGCCAGGACCAGCGGCGATCCTTCCGGCGTCATCGCGAAGGCGTCCACCTCATCGCCGATCAGAACCCGAACCGTCATCCGGCGAAGGTTCCGCGGCGCCCGGGCGGCAACGATCCGCAAGCTTCCGCCAGGGAAGCGCCGGCTTAACAACGTGTTCCTTTCGCCCAGCGGCTGGTCATCGCTCAGCACGCCACGCAGCGCGGCGGACGCCTCAAACGCGGGCTCGATATCCGACACCGTGAAGTCGCGGCAGTCGCTTTCGGTCGGGAGAACCGCCAGCACCGGGCACGGATCGTTGACGGCATAGTGCGCGATCGCGGTCGTGATCAGCATCGTGTAGCCAACCCGCACGCACTTCACGACGCTGATGCGCTCGATCGCCGGATCGCTGATGGCGTCGGCAATGCCGACTTGGTAGGGGATCAACCTCAGCCGCCCAGGCAGCGCGGATGCGCCCTCGGGCAGGCGGATCGTCGCCTCCGCCCACGTGGACAGCGGCAGCCGCTGCGGCGGACGCAGGGACCGACGGGCACGGGCAATGGCGTCAGGAAGCGCCATCGTCTCCAGCCGCCTCGGTCAGCGCATTCCTCACCTCGAAGTCGACCGCCTCGATATCCGCAACCGGTAGATGTCCCAGCCGCTGCCGGACCCGGCTCGGGACAGCCAACATGCAGGACCGTACGGTGCGCAGGGTGTCGGCCCAAGCGCGTTCGGCCTCGGCCACCTCGACGAGCTCGCCACGGGTGACCGCGTTCTTCAACTCGTAGCTGTCAGCCTGCACCTTGGCCAAGCGGGCGCGCTCAGCCGTCAAGTTCGGTTGCTCATCGCCACCACGTCCAGCGGCCACCTCGCGGACATGCCGGCAGTAGGCGAGCACGCTTGCCCGTAGGTCGTACGTGCCCGCCTCGCTGCGGTGCAGCACACCCTCGCGCGCATGCTTGTTCACAGCCTGCGCAGAGATGCCAAGCCACTTGGCCAGGACCGCAGCGGACACCGGCAAGTCACTGATATTGCCTCCTTTTACGGTCATCGTGGGTCCTTCCTGAGGCAAAACGTATGCGGGTCGGGGCAGCGCGCCATTTAAGTTGCTGCAAGGTCACACAATGGCGTTTCGTCATCACGACGCCGAGCTACGCGCTCTCGGGGTAAATCCGTTGTTCGCGCGGGGTTTGTCTCACTTCATCTTGACGATGGCGTCGTCATACCCGCTGCTCGCGCCGCTAAACCCGTCGACCAGCAGCCCGGTGATCGCCAGCGGCAAAGCAGGTACCATGAGGAAGTTAAGCATGTTCCAGCCGTTGTAGCCGCTTTTCACTGTCTCTACACCGGTCAAATCTTTAGCGACCGCGGGACTTCCGAGGGAGGCAACCGAAGACTGCTGGTCAAGAGCGCAGTGCACGCGCAGGTCCTTGCCGCTCCGCTTGACCATGACCGTCTCAGGAGTCGATTTGACCCTGGCCACGACGTCACCTGCCCTGTAGACTTCACACTCGGCACCCTGCGGACTGCTGTCTATCTTCACCTCATCTTGTGTTCCGCTAATTATCGTTGCACAGTTGTTCAAAGTGAACATGGCTAGAAGAGCCGCGGCAGCCGCCGGAAGCCTCTTGTTCATATGCCTGTCTCCATCTACCTGAAATTACTACTGTCTACCGGACAGCCCGCGCAGCTTCTGCCAGATTTACGCGATCCAGCCCTGTGCCACATCAGGGGCAGTTTGTTCTACATCGCCGTGGGCGGAATGGCATCCCGTTCTGGAACAAGCTACAGCAAACAGCTCCTCATGGCCCCGTAACGGGAGCGTCAGTTCACCAAGACAGATGCGAACACGCGCATCGCCATTTCGTCGGTCGACGGATCGACGAACAAATACCGAGTCGGCTATCGGGAGGCCTCTCTGCGATCCCCTTTAAGTGCCTCATCACGGCAGTGCAGCTATCGAGGCTAGGGAGCCCTTGATCCGCCAATTCCGCCTCTAAGGAGGCTCTAGTGGTGAGACTCCGACGCCTGCGAACCGCGGGAGGAGCCCCAACGTGTTGACGGGCACTGAAGCATCCGCCGGACCGTCGGCCTAACCACTAGAACAATTCTAAGGTCTGCTGTCCGGTTGTGTTAGCTGTTGCCGTATAGCGTGCAAACTTTCGTTCATTTCCATCAAAATAAACACGATGCCAAAGAAGAAGACTGACGCTAATAAAGCCGCTATCAAGCCAACAATTGCACCTATCTCTCCATTACTATTGTACCCCGTGGAAACCCCCATAACCAGCAGAAAGCATATGATGACAATACTCACCGCTTCTAGCGTTTTAATTATAAAATGTTTCACTGTAAACTCCTTTATGTGATCCGGACCATCCGTATCGCCGATTTGCCAACACCAGCGTACGCCCGGGGCACGCTGCTTTTCAAGCCAACCATGCAAGGGCCGGAGCTTCAATGCACCCAAACCGGCGCCGGCATTTCTCGCACCGGCATTTCGCCCGCCCGCTCCTCGCGAAGCTTGGCCGCTGCGGCCAGTGCCCCGCCCAGCGGCAGGAACGCCGCGACCATGATCTCGCCCAAGGGCCGATCGAAGAAGCGCTCGATCACACACTGGTCATCGCGGGGGTCGTCCTTCTCGGTCGCGCGAACGACTGACCCTCCCTCGCCAGGCACGAACCTGGCGGCGGCGACCAGCCGGCAGAAGTCGAAGGGCTCCAGCGCCATCACGCCGACCATTGCCTCGCAGGCTCCGTCTTCCTTCCATGAGCCGATGATCATGCAGCCCACCGGGCGGCCGAACAGCTCCAGGTGCTCCTCGATCCGGAACTGGTCCTCCGCCAGGGTCTCGCGTGCATTAGTGGCAGAAGTCATTGCAGATGCTCCTTTAAGCTGCGGATGTTGGGCAGAATCGGACATCCGGGGCAATTAAATCGTAATTGGTCGTAGATATGGACGTGGTCTAAGTCATTGATTTCACGATTTAATCGTTTAAATCGTTTAAATCGTATCTACTAACCATCCGCCACACCTCCGGCGTCCGCCCCGGCTGCCCCGGCACCTTCTTCTCGCTGGAGCATCTGACGACGCCTCGTTCAAAGAGCCCGGAGAGGGCGCGGTTGATGACCGCGGCGGACTTGTTCCGGTTGAAGAGGTCCCGGATCTCGCTGCGGTTCATCCCCCGGTCGCCGGCCTCAAACAGCGCCTCGATGATGTCATCGGCCACCGGATCTCCGAGCCGTTTGCCGAACACCCACCGCGCCGACCGCTCGCAGTAGTCCCATACCGCCAGTGCTGCCCGCAGGTGCTCTATGCGGATGCCTCCTTCCGATCCGTCCAGGGCGGCATAGAGCATGGCCATGCGCCACACCTGCGCCTCCGCCCTGCCAGTGACGGCGCCGAGAAGGCCGGGGGATCCGGCAGAGAGCGCCGGATAGATCCGTATCCATTCAGCCTCGGCCTCAGCGTCGAACCTGTAGGGGAGATTCCTCTGCCCCTTCAGAAGCGCCCAGCTCAAGCGGCGGGAAAGGCCGTCAACGTCGATCATCCGTCCGCCCAGCGGCAGGTATTTCGTCCGCCGGACTGCGGCCCACAGGAAGCGGTTGCCAAGCCCGTTGGCTGCGTCAACGTCCTGGAATTGCTTGGCGAGCTCATCGCGGGTGATGGTGCCGACGATGCTGATGTGCGGATGCGTGGCCACCATGGGGAACTTCTTGGTCCTGTTGGCCAGCACCTGCCCATCCCATGCTTGGCGCAGAACGTCCGGGTAGATCGAGCCGTCTCTGCGGGCAACCCTCAGCCCGCGGGCAAACTCCTCCTCGTTGACCAGCAGCCGCTTATCCGAAACGCCCGGGTCATCCTCGCCGCAAGGGTCGCGGACCATGGCAATAAGAGCCTCGCCGCTGGCGACGCCGCCGGCGATCCGCTCTTTAAAGCCCGGATTGCCTTTAGAGCCCGGCTCAGCCGCCTCGATGATCTGGCGCACCAACCCCCACGCCGTAGACTTCCGCGCCTTGGCGGTCTCGCCGACGATGACTGAGAACAGATTGCAGTGGTGGATGGAGCCGGCGATGCACGAGTGCGCGGTGCGGCCTATGCAGGCCCCTGCCGCGGTAAGCATCATGACAAGCACGGCGGCCGGGTCGGCTTCCGTCTCGGGCTCGATGGCATCGACGATCTCGCCGATGACGCCTTGATAGGCAGCCCGGTCCATGGGCGCCGGAAACTCCTCCCGGACCATGGCCGGCGAACGCAGAGGCTCTGCCGCCGCCTCCGCCTCGGCAGGGTCCGGCTCCCATAGCGGCGCCTCCTCCGCAAGCGCGATCAGGTCATCTACGGTGCCGCCGGCGTCCAGGAAGTCGCTGGCGTCTTTCTGGGGCAGGTCTGGGAGAACTCGGACGCTCAGCGCCGCCGGGTGCAGCGCCGCCGCTACCCTCTGCGCATGCTTCCTCCCCGGCTCGTCGGCGTCGGGAATGATGACAACGTCGGCGTCCAGGAAGTACTCGCTCAGCTCCTCAGGCCACTTGCCGGCGCCACCGGAGTTGCACGTGGCGCACAGCCTGAGGCCGTGGAGCCGGTCCGCGTCCTTCTCGCCCTCGACGATGAAGACGGGCGCCCCCTCAGGCCGCTCCTGCATCTCCGGGAGCCGGTAGGGCAGCGGAGGGACGCCATTGATGTTCCAGATCCAGCCCCCATTCCCGTCGGGCTGTCGCTGGCGGAAAGTCTTTCTCTTCCCCGGCTCCTCGATGCGCAGCACCTGATAGGCGAGGTCGCCCCGCTCGTCCCGGTAGTCGTAGGTCGTTGTCTTGCTGGGCTGGGGCCTTGCCCGCACGGCAGGGTCGGGAAGCCCGATCTCGCTGATCGGCGCGTGTCCCACGATAGGGGCACTGCCGGCGAGTTTGCGCTTGCCTTCGCTAGGCTGTTCATGTACGAACATCGCATCACCTTTCAGTGATCTGGTTAGCGGTCAGAGAACAAGAGGCGCGGGAGTTTCTGGGCTCTCCGCGCCTCACTTGTTTGTGGGGGTTGTTACCCCCGCTCCCTTATCCTCCCCTCCATCCATGCCTCCACCTCTTCGCGCACCCAAACCACGGTGCCGGTCTTGCCCATGCCGAGGCGGATCCGCTTGGGGAACATCCCGGCATCCTCCAGCCGGCCAAGATGCGCGCGGGAGTAGGGAAAGCCTAGGTCCTTCAGGTCCTGATAGCGCATCATTTTGTGTCCACCACTGCTCATAGCTGTCTCATCTCCGTGCGTGTCTACCTGTCGGTGCAGGGTTGTACGCCGCGGCCGCGCGGAGTGCAATGTCCACGTGTAATTTGCTCCAAACGCCCGGAAAGAAGCTCAAGCGCCTCGCGCTTCTCGTTCAGGTAGCTGTGGACGTTGTATGTTCCCCTAACTCGGGGAAGCGCGTGGTTCAGGATCCGATCCACAATCTCATCCGGGACGCGAAGCTTCCCCAGCTGTGTGGCCGCGGTCCGGCGTAGGTCATGCGGGGTCCAGTGCGCCACGCCGGGGGCAAGCTTGCTAGCTGCCCTCCCTCCCGGCCCCAGCCCCCGCCTGGGCGCCCCGGTGTGGGTCGGGAACACAAACGGTCCAGGGAGCCGCGGCAGGGATCGGATGATGTCCAGGGCCATGGAAGACAGGGGGACGAGGATCGCCTCTTCCGTCTTCGTTGCATCCGCATGCTGGAGCCACGTGGCCGCGTCCAGATTGATGTCGGCCCACCGCATGCGCGCCACCTCTCCGGGTCGCTGCGCCGTAAGCAGGACCAGTTTGAGCCCCGCCCCGTAGGGCCATCCGACTTGGTCGAGTGCCGGCCATACTTCCCTGATCTCGTCGTCATTGAGCCAGCGCTGGCGCGGCTTCTCCTTGGCGGGCTTGCGCATCCGGGCGATGGGGTTCACCCCCTCCAAGTACCGGTCAGCCGCCCAGTTCATCATCATTTGCAGCGCCGTCAGGGCTCGGTTCGCCGCCACCGGAGCGCCGCGCTTGACGATGTCATCAAGCAGATTGGCCACGTCCTGCCGGCGGATGCTGCGCAGCGGCCTAGCGCCAAGCACGGGAATGATCTCGCGATCCAGGTGCCGGCGGAACTCACCCCCGCCCTTCAGTTGCGATAGGCGCAGCATGGAGAATTTCTCGATGACCGCGGCGACTGTGGGCTCTTCGTCCTGATGCGCGGCAGGGTCGCGACCGGCGCGGACAATCTCCTTCGCCTTCCGCGCCCGCTCTCGCGCCTCCCTTAGCGGGATCGCCTCGACGTTCCCCAGCGTCAGCTTCTTCGGTCGGCCCTGGTAGCGGTAGCGCACCGCCCATGACTTGTTCCCCGTCTTTGCCTGAACGACGAGGTAGAGGCCGGGGCACAGACCGTCCGGGATCTCTTGCCGCTTCTCCGCGGCCTTGATCCGCCTAAGGGTGATGTCGGTAAGGCGCCTCGCTGGCATTGGGTATCGCTCCGGGTAATCACATGGCGTGATACACCATGTTCACCCATGGAGCAAGGAGCGTCATCTTGTCCACTAAACGGCTGATGGGATTGCTTTTGTGCGGTGGCCATGTGACCCGGCGCGAGCCCCCGTTTCCGCCCGCGCCCTGTCCATCAGGCAGAGCACGTCGCGGCCCTCGTCGCGGAAGGCCTCGGCCACCGCCATCATCGTCAGCGCCGCCTGCCGGCGGACCGGCGGCGGCTCGTCGGAGGTCGCGACGACGACGACCGACCGGCGCAGGCCCT